CACCCCACTGGGAAGCACGCGAAGACCGCGCGCATGTTGGTGGGGGAGGAATGATGGAGTACTACCGCAACATCGGTGCGCCGTTCAATCGCGACAATGGTGCGCGCGTGCAGAGCGGCGAGGTGTTCGTGCCGACGCAGCGTGAGTTGAATCGGCGTCGGAACAAGTTGCGGCGCGTGGATCCGGCGGTCGAGGACATCCGACCGCCGGAACCGGCGCCTCCGCCGCCAGCAGGTTGGCCTCTGCGGATGTCTCCCGAGACGTACTTGCGGTTGACGCCCGACGGGCCGCATGCGGAGTTGGCGCGCGCACTAGCAGGCCCTGAGCCGGTCGAACCGGTGCAACACGATCCGGAGTGGACTTCTGATGCGGACGAGTGAAGTCGCGGTCAAGAATGTCATCGCTACATCCCTCGACACCAAGCAGGTCGAGGCGTTCATCACGGACGCGTCGCTGTGGGTGGATGAGGAGCTTGCGAGCGAAGGACTGTCGGACTCTCGTCTTGAATTGATAGAAAGGTATCTCGCGTGCGCGTTGATCCGCCTGCGCGATCTCGGGTTGAGGGGCGCGACTTGGGATGATGTCACGGAGAACTATCAAGTCGATGATAGTGTGACTGATTACCTGCTCCGCGCCGCAGCGTTCGACCCGACCGGGAAAATCCGCGACACCTTCATGGCGCCGAAGAGCACTCGCGTCGCGAAGTGGCGCGTCGGCACAGGCTTCGCGGACGAGGAGTAACCGATGCGCGGCCGGAGCATCTTGGTGGGACGGCACGCGACCACGACGGTCGAACTCGAAGAGTGGGCGGGCAGTGATGGGCAGGGCAAACCGACCTACGATTCTCCTGTCGAGATCACCGTTCGGATTCGGTACCGCGCGTCGAGCATCATAGACGGTGATGGGACGAGAGTATCGACATCGGTCATGGCATGGGTGCCCGCAGATCAGACACCCATGCCGGAGGAAGACGACCGCATCACGTGGAACGATAGCACGTTCATCGTCGTTGAAGTGAAGGATGTGTTGGATCTCGGCGGGGACCTGCAGTTCCGCAAGATCAAGTGTCGGGAGGAGTAGGAGTGGCGACTCGTAGCAACCCCACGCGGCGCAACTTCAAGCGCGCGGCGAAGGCGATAGAGGAGTTCAAGAAGGGGATGAAGAAGCGCGCCCCTTCTGGGCTTCGCGTCATTGGGGAGGAAGTGATGTTGGACGTGAAGATGTCCCGGCCGGGCCGAGGCGTGCCCGTGCGAAAGGGCGTCTTGCGGAGTACTGGTCGAGTGGAAGGTCCGAAGAACGATGAGGTGACACTCTCGTTCGGAGGCGCTGCGGCTCCGTATGCGTTGGAGCAGCACGAAAACCTTTCCCTGCATCATAGAGTAGGCGAAGCGCGGTTCTTGGTGCGGGGACTTGCGCGTTGGAAGGCGCATGGCATCAGCGTGTCGCGTGCGTTCGCAGAGATGAAGATGGCGGTCGACAAAGCAGTCGCGGCCGCGAAGAGGAAAGTCCGATGAGCGCCGTGCAGGATGTGTACGATTTCCTGCTAGCGCAGGGCTTGGCTGGAGGGAGTACGGAATGGGGTCTCGTTCGTCGCCGGATCGCCGACTCTCCGCAACTCGCCAACCAGGCAGTCGTTGTCACCGAGGATGGCGGCTATCCGCCTGAGATTCCTTCTTCGGTTGGAATCGGTGACAGCGCGATGAAGGACATCGGTGTGCAGGTGTTGGTGCGCGGTGAACCGTGGGACGGAGACGGGAGCCTCGCGAAAGCTGTAGAGATATACGACGCCTTGCACGGGAAGAGGCGCATCACGTTAGGGAGCGTGGAGTACTTGCGAGTGGTGGCGCAGACTCCTGAGCCGGTGTTTCTCGGGTTTGATGAAACGGGACGCCCACGACACACCACGAGTTACTTGCTACTGGTCGAGGTGATGACCAGCTAGAGGAGGGTAGCAACTCATGTCCAAGTATCTTCCGCATGGGACTCAATTCACGTTCAACAGCATCGCCATCGGTGGGCTCATGACTGTCGGTTTCCCGACAGCCACGAAGGAAGAGGCCGAGACCACCGACACCGACAGCGGTGGGCAGCGGGAGTTCATCCCCGGCCTGCGCGACTTCGGGACGGTGCAGTTGACCTGCCGCCACGACCCCGACGACACCGGGCAGGCGGCACTGGACGCGAACTTCCTCGCGACCAAGGATGTGCAAGAGTGCGTGATCACGCTGCCGGACGAGGCCTCGGCCGCGAGCGGCTCGCAGATCACCTACACCTTCGATGGCTTCGTGATCGAAGGCCCGACGGGCGACCTGCCCCTTGCTGACAGTGAATCGGCGCAGGTGCAGTACACGATTCGCGTCACTGGTGCCGTGACGAAGGGCAGCGTGTAACACCATGACGACTTCGCAAGCAACACCAACGCCGACTCGTGGGGTGCCGATCGTACTGGACAAGCTCCGGCATCTTCGCTACACCCTGCGAACGATCCGAAAGATCCGGGAAGAGTTCGGCGCGGATGCCATCGAAGATGGCGTACCGGCCGCACTGCTCGGCAAGTTCGTGTGGTATGGTCTCACACACGAAGACCCGGACCTGTCGTTGGAGCAAGTCGAAGAGATGGTGGATGGGCAGAACTTGGAGGAAGTATCGAACGCGCTGCTCGCAGCATTCGGGCAGAAGCCGACGGTAAACCCTCCTTCGGCTACCGGCGTCGCGGACGCGCCGGTAGCCGACGCGCCCAGTCCTGCGAGCCCGGACATGAGTACCTAGCCCTGTGGTCGCACTGGATCGCGTTGGGGTTGCCAAATGAGTTGCTGTGGGACTCGACGATGGTCGAGATAGAGGCGGTGCTGCGCCAGAAGACTGCTCAAGTACGAGCAGCGAACATGCGCGCCGGTCTCATTGCTGCAGCCGTGTACAACAACAACCCGTATCGACGGAAGGGGTCGCGCGTCTTTAGGGCGGCGGACTTCCTGGAAGAACCGTCGACGCGTCTCGACGCGAGTGAGGCTGTCGCGTTCATGGATCGGTGGACCACACAACAGAATAAAGTGGCCGCGAAGCAGAGGCACTGATGAACGTCCTGGAACGTGTAGCAGTCGTCATCACTGGGGATTCTGTTGCGCTCACCAAAGCGCTGCAGGGTGCCGAAGCGTCGATGCGCCAGGCGGGCGAGCGGATGTCGAAGATCGGCAAGACGCTCTCCCTGAAAGTCTCCGCACCACTCGCAGCGATCGGCGCGATCAGTTTCAAGATGGCGGCCGACTTCGACGCGTCGATGCGCAAGATCGTCGGCCTCGTTGGCGTGCAGCCGGAGATCGTCGCGAAGTGGCGCGGCGAGGTGCGCAAGCTGGCCGTCGAGTATGGGAAGACCGCCGAAGAGGCGGGCGACGCGCTGTTCTACATCACCTCCGCCGGTCTGCGCGGTGCAACGGCCATGAACACGCTAGAGGCCGCGCTGAAGGCGTCCGCGATTGGCATGGGCGATGCGAAGTCCATCGCGGATGCTGCCACCTCTGCGATGAACGCGTACGGCGCCGAGAACTTGAGCGCGACGCGCGCGACCGAAATCCTCACCGCTGCAGTGCGAGCAGGTAAGCTCGAAACCGAATCCCTCGCGCCCGTCCTGGGACAGATCATCAGCACGGCCGCCGCGCTCGACATCTCGTTCGAGCAGGTCGCCGGAATGCTCGCCGTGTTCAGTAGGACCGGAACGGACGCGGCGATGGGTGCGACCTCCCTCCAAGCGATCATGTCGTCCCTGCTCGGCACGAGCAAGGAAGGTCAGGCGATACTCGAAGGCGCCGGACTGAGCTTGAAGAAGCTCCGCGACGTGGCGGCAGGCCCGAAGGGACTCGTCGAGGTGTTCCGCCTGCTCGACGAGAAGCTCGGGAGCAACGAAGACAAACTGAAGATGGTGATCCCGAACGTGCGCGCGTTCCGCGGCGTGATGAACGCGCTCGCCCAGGACACCGCTTCAGTAAATGATGTGTTGGACCAAACCACCAATTCGGTCGGCATCGTCGACAAGGCGTTGGAGGCGTCGAAGGGACCGGCGTTCCGATTCTCGCAGGCGATGGCCGCGTTGAAGGAGATCCTCCTCTCCATCGGTGATGCAGTTACACCGACGCTCGTGCCGATCCTGATCAAGCTGCGGGACACCTTCATCGGCGTCGCGCATTGGATCGAAAATCTGTCCGACACGACGAAGAAGTGGTTGACGGTCATCGGCGCGCTGGTCATCGGAATCGGTCCGCTGCTCCTCGCGCTCGGCGTGTTCATCAAGTTGATGGCGACGCTCAAGGTCGTGGCGGTAGTGGCGGCCTTCCTGCGATGGGTGAGCGCAGTCGCTGCTCTCATTCCGATGGTGAACTCGCTCAGTGCGGCGCTCGCGTTGCTGCAGACGGCGATGGGACCGGCGGGCTGGGTCGTCCTCGGCGCGTCGGCTATCGCTGCGGTGCTCGGCGTGTGGTTGGTCCGACAGAAGAAGGTCGGGGAGGCTATCGCGGACACAGAGAAGGAACTTCGCCTGTACACGCAAGGGCTGCAGGCGATGAACCGGGCGCAGCAGGAGGCCGAGCAGAGCAAACTCGGCCAACAGATGAGTGAGCTTCAAGCGACGATGCGCGGACAGCGCGATGAGTTGGCCGCGCTCGCCCAGGCGCGCGAGGATGAGTTGGCGGGGATGGATCCTCGCGACCGAACGATCGCGATTGGCCTCATCGGTGACGAGACGGATGAGCAGAAGGCGTTGCGCGAGGAGTTGGAGAAGAACGAGGCGGAGTACAAGAACCTCGAAGGGCGCTTCGTCGCAGTCACGACGACGATGGGCGACAACACGAAGACCGCGCGCGAGATGACTGCGCAGATGGAGCGCCTCCGCGCCGCGATGTCGCCCGACGAAGCGTCGGCGGTCGTCGAGGCAATGACCGATCTCCATACGACGCTGAAACAGATCGACACACTCAAGCCGGCTGCTGGCCCGGAGTATAACGTCGCGAGGGAGCAGGCGGACGCGTATCGCAAGGCCATCGAAGCGCTCGTCGCTGCGAACGTCGATATGGAAACTGTCGTCGGTCCCGAGGGACAGACGCTGCAGGATTTGGTCGACAAGTACCAGGCGCTGAGCGGCGAAGCGGTGACCTTCAAGGACAACTTGGATGAGTCCAACGATCGCATCCGCGCCGGGCAGTCGGCGGTCGAGTCCGCGCTGACGCCACAGCAGCAGTACGTGCAGACGATGAGCGATTTGGCGTACGCGCTGGAGCACGGCGCGATCACACAAGAGAAGTTCGCGATCGGAGTTGCGGGCGCACAGAAAGCGTTCGCGGATGCCGACCCCGCGATGCGCGAGTTCAAGGCGCTGATGGAGAAGGCGCAGACGCCCGCCGAAGCATACGCGGCGTCTTTGGCGATCCTCAAGCAGCTACTGGAGGAGGATCGCATCAGTCAGGAGGAGTTCAACAAAGCGGCGGGCGCGGCACAGCAGGTCATGGAGGACGCGCAGAACAAAGCGAACGAACTCGGCAAGGAGTTCACCAATGTCGGGGAGCGCGGTGTGAATGCGTTCGTCGATTTCGCGACCGGCGCTGGTGGGAGCTTCAAGGAGTTCGTTAACTCCGCGATCAAGGAGTTGGAGCGCCTGATCGTCAAGATTCTGTTCGTCAAGACGCTCACCTCCTTCTTTGGCGGAGTGGGCGGCGCGTTTGGCGGACTGTTCGCGAAGGGCGGCTTCGTCAAGCCGGGCACCGTCGGCATCGTCGGCGAGAAAGGTCCCGAGGTCGTGCAGAAGGGGCGCTCGGGAGTGATGCAACTCGTCGGAGAGAAAGGCCCGGAGTTGGTGATGGCCGGACCAAGCGGCCTGACGATCACGCCTTTCGAAGGCAAGTTCGCGGAGGGCGGTTTCCTCAAGCCGGACACTGCCGGGCAGGTCGGGGAGAAAGGTCTTGAGTTGATTCGGACCGGGATCCCGGCCGAGACGTTCGGTGGCGCGTTCGCGAAGGGCGGCTTCCTCAAGCCGGATACAGTCGGACTGGTTGGGGAGGATGGCCCGGAAGTGTCGCAGTCGGGACGCTCAGGCGGGATGAAGCTCGTCGGCGAGAAAGGTCCCGAACTCGTGAAGGCGGGACCGCGCGGACTGACGATCACTCCGCTCGGTGGTGCGTTCGCGAAGGGCGGCTTCCTCGCTCCCGGACTTGTTGGCTTGGCGGGTGAAGCTGGCGTCGAGTTGGTGCAGGCAGGAAGGCGTGCATACGCGATGAGCGCGGCTACCGCACCTCCTCCGGGAGCGGCGAGCGGTGGCGGTGCGGTCTCGGTGCGCCTGGATACGAGCAGCTTGCCTCCTGCTCCGCGGCTCGTGTCTCCGGACGCGCTCGCTGCGGATGATTGGTGGCGGCGCGCGTTCAGCGCGTTGAAGATCGACTACGAGGATCGCGGAGGCCGATAATGGGTTCTCCTGCTTTCAAGTGGGGCTCGTCGAGCAGTCTTGTCCTGGTCGAACCGCTGAAGTTCCGAGAAGGCGGCTACAGTCACGCGAAGACGCGCTTCCGCAGCGTCGCGATTGATCAACGGACTGTCCGCGTCGAAACCTTCGGGGGCGGTGCGGAAGAGATCGCGTGCCACATCCGATTCGTCGGGGACGCGAGCAACCTGCTCGACATGCTCGTCACGGCGGTGGATGGCGAAGTGCTGGACTACTATCCGGACGGGACGCTCAGTCTCTTCTATCCCGTGCTCGTCATGAGCTTCGACGAGATGGTGTCGATCGTGCCGGATCGTGATCGCTTTGGCTTCGGGGAGTGGGAAGTCCCGGTCATCTTGCGCCGCGTCGATGGCGGGTCGCTCGCCGGGCTGGTGGAGCTATGACGATCACGCAGGTGGTGATGGCCCTGCGCGTGCGCATCCACGAGCAGGGCACCACTGACCCCAGCGACAGCACCGTAGAACTCACTCTCGGGCACAGTCGCCTCACTGAAATCCCATCGTTCGGCGGACAGATCGTCCACCCGCGCGAGGGGAGCAGCGAATCGCGTCCGTATTGGGTGTCAGTCATCGACGTCGCGAATGAGTTCACGAGCATCATTGCGTCGGGTGGGCGCATGGCGATCCTCGGCCGCCTGGTCGAGGTGCAAGTCTCCGAGGATGGCGGCGCGTACGCGACGGTCGACACGCGGCGCATCAGCGATCTCAAGTCGGGATCGGATCCTGTCTACCAAATCGAGTTGAGTGACGAGCGGTGGATCGAACGCCGCACGAAGCTCTTCGAGCGCACCACTTCGCACCAATTCTGGCCCGCCGGGCTCACGGAAGCGTTCTGCGGCGATCCCGCTGCGGGCGATACGCTCTGGCTGGTCTATACGTGGACTTCGAACATCATCCTGCTGCAGGAAGCGAAGTGGACCGCACAACAAGGCTACGTCCCGCGCCACAAACTCGCCATCACTGAAGAGGCGAAGGCCGCGTTGGAGGAGGATTATCTCCCCAACCCGAGCCTCACGGGAGGTGCGTTCTACTCCTTGCGCTGTCATGTCGATGGTGTCGATCGTCCTGTACTCGGCTTCAGTGGGTATCCGAGCGCGACATCTGGGCTCATGCCGGGAGGTTCGCCGTGGGTAGGAGTGTCACCGGAAGTCGGCGCGTATCCTGATCCGCTGCTGTGGAATTGGATCGCGATCTACTGGCCGAGTCACGACCACACCGACGGTGATATCGTCACCGGCGCGGTCGTGTGGTCGCTCGGGCTGCCCACCTCCGAGACTTGGCCCTATTATGTCGGCGGCAATACCGGGATTTCCATGCCGGACTTCTGGGAGGAAGTCGCGCAAGGACTGCATGGTGGGTACGAGCAGCGGTACAACTCTAGCGCGATGGACGCATTGCGCGGTGATCAGTATCCGAACGCGTACTACCTCATGGAGGCGCCGGAGAAAGCTGATGAGTGGCTCGAACGCAACTTCTGCGCACCATATGGCGTCATCCCGGTCGTAGATGAAGCGGGGCTCATCGCGCCGCGTTCGATTCGTCCGCCTGCTGACATCCTCCCCGAGTCGCTGTACCGCTTCGATTCGTCGAACGTGCTCGGTGAAGTCACATGGCAGCATCCGAGCAAGGAGGCGGTGACTGCGGTCACGCTCAAGGCGCGGAAGAAGAGAGTGCTCGCATTTCTCGGAGGGAAGAAGTGGGCCGACTACTCTCCCCCCGAATATGTGCATGATACTGTCGACACTCTCGGATACAAGCCCGTCACGATTGAAATGGACGCGATCTTCGAGACGACGGGCGAGGTCGCGCGCGGAGTGGCAGACGGACTTGCGCAGGACTTGTTCGAGCGGTTTGGCGATGGTCCGCAGAAGGGGACGTTCAGCGCGGCGGTCGAAGCCAACTCGCCGGTGCCGGGTGATCTCGTCGTCCTCGATCACGATGACTTGAAGGGACCGAATGCGGTCACTGGCACGCGAGCAGGTGAGCGCCTGGTCCACATCCTCGAACGGCGACGCGATTATTCAGGCGCGCAGGTCTCTTACGAGTACACCTATCTCGACGCCGGGCCTGCGACGCAACCGCTCGCAACTCCGAGTGTGGTGGTCGCGCAGAACGCCGACGAGCCGAAGCATATCGTCGATGTCACAGTTTCGAATGTGCCGAGTGGTGCGACGGCTGAAGTGCAGATGGCACTCGGTTCGTCCCCCTCCTCTTCCGATTGGTATGTCGTGCGGACGGGAGTCGGCAACGAAACGATCAATATCCCTGCGCTGCCCTCTGGGACGCAGGTCAACGTCCGAGCGCGGGCCGTCGCGCCGCAGAGCATTCGGTCGAGCTACTCGACGGTCGATGATGTCACGACCGAGAGTCTCGCGGCGCTCGAATCCATCTACGCGTACGCGGATGGTGCAAGCATCATCGTCGATGTCGTGCCGGGTGAGGCTGCGTACCCGATTGAGTTCTTCCTCGTCCTCTCTTCGGACATCTCGTTGGCGGTGCGTCCGGCAGGTACGACACAATTCGCAGTGAACGCGCTGGACGAGGAGACTTACTACACAATCGGTGCGCGACATCGCGATCAGTATGGCGGCGCCGGCCCGACGATCTACGACAGCGCGACTACCACCACACGCAACACTTCTCCCGAACTCTCTGGGATCAGTGCTGAAGCGGTGGTGATCTCTACTACGAAGCAGATCGACGATTTCACGATCGTTCGGCCGAACGAGGATCCCGAGACTGATAAGACGGGAGTCCAGCTTCGCTTCATCAACAACTACACCGCATTCGACATCGCCATCGAACGCACGATTGATGTGAGCGGCTCCCCGAGTCCTAGTGATGTGGAGTTGATCGACACCATTCCTGGGACGCAGAACAGCTACCTCAACGAGATCGCGGTTGATGCATCTACCTACTGGTACCGCGCCTATCTCACTCGGGTCGGCTGGAATGATGGGACGCCGACTGCTTGGGTCTCGGTCGCACTGACGGGCATCGCACTCGTCCCGCTCAACCCGCTCCCGCTCACTCCTGATACAGGCGCGACCGGCCCGTCTGGCCCGTCTGGCGCGACGGGAGTCCAAGGCCTGATGGGACTGCCGGGGACGCAGGGAGTCACCGGCGCTACCGGAGTCGAGGGACCGACGGGAGTCACCGGCCCGACGGGAGTCGGCGTCACGGGCGTTACCGGCCCGACGGGAGTCACCGGCCCGACCGGACCTGCAGGCGCGACCGGAGTCCAAGGCCTGATGG